CTAATTTAGCAATTTGTAATCGGAGAATGTGATCACTTCTTCCCCTACCCAACTATTAATCTCTTTCAATCGTTCTTGCAATGGGATTATCTCATTGATAAAAAACACTCGCGTTGCCTTTTCAACGTCACCAAAGCCGCCTGTATTATTCGGCACAATCCCCATTAATTGAGGTGGCACACGGTGCGCGGCTAACACATCATCACGGCTTGCGTTCTTAATGTTTAGGAAGTCATCTTTAGCAATAGCATCAGACAACGGAATAACTTGCATCCCGTCTTTCTTTCCGTTTGGAATATAAACAAATAAATTCTTAAAGTTACCAGTGCCTTTTGTTTGTCTGATTTGCGTTTTGATTGCTTCAATATCGTCTTGGTTCTGTGTTGGGTCGGTCATGTAAATAATCGAACCCGCATGCGCACCATTCAAATAATATTTGCGGCGAAATAACGTAGCACTTTCATTTAAAAAAGCAGATTGAAGTGCGGCCAAATATTCTGGCACGCCATAAATCTCTTGATTCACATCGGGATTAATCAAGTTAAAGACAGAACCTTTTTTAAATTCATATTCATCAAATCCATTCACAATCTGATAAAACACGCCAGCTTCAACACCGACACGCATATATTTAGCAAGGGGGGATTTGAGTGATACAACTTTACCAAACGAATTTACAGTTTTCTCAACATAAGCATTGCCAAAGACCAAGTAATCTTGCACCAGTTTTTCTAATTGGGTACGAGGTAAAAGTGCGGTTGTTTTGCACGTTGAAAGTAAAATGTTTTTCTTCACCGTGATCGCACTGTTGTGATGAGCTGAGGCATTTAATGCTTTGGCCAAATAACTTAAATTAATTGGCGGATTGTAATACTTTTCATACATCAACACGCTTTCGAAATAGTTCAGTACTTCTGCACGGTCAAGCACTGGAATAGGTTCACCAAAGCTAAATGCCTGTGCTTGATTTCCAGTAGAAAGTGCGGTGGATTTTTTTGTGTTTTTGCTCATTGGGTTATCCTATTCAAAGGTAAATATTGTTGATTTGTTGCTTGATACATCGCCGCCTAAACCATAAGGCACATTTAAAATGCAGTTCATAATTGCCCATGATAAATCGCCATGGCTTGCATCTTCCGAACGATCCGAAACATAAGTAATTTTCCCTGTGCCAGTAATGCGTTTTTTCACCGTCATAAAACTAGTCACGATGTCATTGTCACCACTATCAAATTTAAGGCGACGTTTTTGAATTAAGTTTTGTGTTTTTAATACCATTTCATTTTTAAGATCGGCGTTATACTCTAGGCCCTGCGCCATTGGATAAAACTTTCTTACTTCCTGGTAAACGCCCGATCCCATACCCGTTTTATCAATCACGATGCGAGTCACATTGTAATCATCGCAAAACTGTTTAATGCGGCTTGCTTGTGTTTCGTAATCCATACCGTGAAAAGTTTGTTTATGTAAAACACGATAATCTCCCCCTTCCACTTTCGGCGGAGCAACAATCGCTAATGCTGCACGGTCGCCAGTAAAAGCGGGGTCATAACCTAACCACACTTCACGATTACCGAATGGGCGTTGATAAAATGGCTTGTAATCGTGCCATTCTTCCAAGCTATCTACTTGGCAAAGTTGTAAATCGGAAAACTTGAAAGCAGAACTGTTATCATCGGCAAATTGACACAAAAACAATTGTTCAAATTCTTCTTTGCTGTTTTCTGCAATTAGGTCGTCAATGTTGAATAGATTGCACCCACCTTCCATTGCATCATAAATACTCACAATCTGCTTCCATTGACGGTCGGCACAAAGTTTTCCGCTTTTTAAATTCTCGTGCGAAATGTCAATTTCAACTTTGTCCGCCTTGGCCCGATTTTTATTAAATGCTTTTCCAGAGAAAAACGCATAAGCAGGATGTGCAATTGTGGTCGGCGTGGAAAAATACGTTTGGCGATACATTTTTTGCGCCGCCATACCTGATGCCACTTTTCGCATCACATCAAATTTAGGCACCCAAAACACTTCATCGAAATACAAATTGCCGTGGTAGGATTGAGCCGTAGCGGAGTTCGTGCCAAGGAAAATCAATTCTGCCCCATTTGGCAATTTGATGGTTTCACCTTTTAAATCTACATCTGCCGTTTGCTTGGCGTAATTCACAATGTAAGAACGGAACTGCAACGCCTGTTTTTTACTGGCGGACAAAAAGATTTGATTGTGTCCAGTTGTCAATGCGTCAATAAAAGCTTCATGGGCGAAATAGAAAGTTGCCCCGACTTGTCGGCTTTTTAAAATATTTCTGATACGGTGTTCTTTCGCCTTGTGCCAAATGCGTTGATAATTAAACATCCCATCAAGAAAGCCATTAATCAGCAATTCTTCTTGTTCCTGATCAATGGCATTGGGTTCGGCTTTCTTGCGTTCGCCCTTGTTGCGATTTGCTAGTTTCGGATTCAAATCCACTTCATTGCCATCACCAAAAGAATATTTTTTCACTCTCGCCATTCTTTCCATTTGGCGACCGAGTAAATCAATTTCTTTGTAATCTGAACCGCTCTTTTCCTCTTTCGCAATCAGCAAATTCAATCTTATTTCAAGGGCTAATTCCACCCGACCAACAGGCGCAATATCATCCCACTTTTCTCTGTCTTTCCAACTGGCAATCGTTGATGCAGGAATATTTAACTGGCGTGAAATTTCAGCGATTTTATAACCACTGAAATACATCTGCTGTGCTTTACGTTTGATTTCCGCCGTCACTTCGGGGGAAGGTTGATTAATAACTTGTTCGTCCATTCCTAATCCTTTCTATTTACAACCGCATAATAGAAAGGGGGCGAATGTTAGTCTTTCCGCTTGCTCTGTGAATCGGCATACAACAAAAGCAACTCATAGACCACCAAAATTAAACCTTTCAGAATAGCGACAATCATTGAATCAAACCAACCATCGCAAGGATAACCAATGGCAAAAAAATCTAAATGGGTCATTGTTGCAACTGAAGGGGCAACAACTGACGGCCGCACAATTCAACGCAACTGGATTGAAGAAATGGCCGAAAGTTACGATCCAAAAAATACCTATGGTGCACGTATCAATCTCGACCACATCAAATTCTCTTTATACATGCCAGAACTAGCAAATTCTCATTGCTTTGGTGATGTATTAGCCGTGAAAGCAGAAGAACGTGAAGACGGCAAATTACAACTTTTAGCTGAATTACAGCCAACTGATGCACTTATTGCCTTAAACAAAGAAGGGCAAAAAGTTTACACATCCGTAGAAATTGACACCAATTTTGCCGACACAGGCAAAGCCTATTTAGTTGGTTTAGCCGTCACAGACAATCCAGCAAGCCTAGGCACAGAAATGTTAAGTTTCTCGCACAATGGCTTAAATGCCCGCAAGTTAAAAGCCGATAACCTATTCACTGCCGCTATTGAAACTGAATTGGAATTTGTGGAAGAAACACAAAGCATCTTTGAAAGAATCAAAGGCTTGTTTGCGAAAAAAGAAAAATCAGACGATGAACGCTTTTCTGATCAAACACAAGCCATTGAGCTTTTAGCCGAGCAAACCAAAGAAACTTTGGAAAAATTAACCACACTTTCTGACGATTTAGCCAAACAAAAAGCCGAAATCGAAGAAATGAAAGCAGGTAATGCGGAAATCCAAGCAACCTTTGCAGAACTCAAAAAGCCTGTTGAACCCGAAAATCCTCGCCCTTTAGTTTACGGTGAACAACCTGAAACTGACGGCCGCTTCTTTTAATTTATCTTAGGAAAAAACCAAATGAATAAATTTACCAAACAAAAATTTAATGCTTATGTAGCTGGTGTTGCACAAGATAACGGCGAAGATGTTGCTTTTATCGCAAATGGCGGTCAGTTTACCGTTGAGCCAACTATCCAACAAAAATTAGAAAATGCCGTGCTTGAAAGTTCTGATTTCTTGAAACGCATCAATGTAGTGATGGTGCAAGAAATGAAAGGTTCCGCATTGCGTTTAGGTGTGCTTTCACCAGTGGCAAGCCGCACCGACACCAACACAAAAGCACGTGAAACAACAGATATTCACAGCTTGCAAGAAAACACCTATTCTTGCGAACAAACCAACTTTGACACGCATTTAAATTATGCGACCTTAGACAGTTGGGCTAAATTCCCTGATTTCGCCGCACGTGTGGGCAAACTCAAAGCAGAACGCATTGCATTAGACCGTATCATGATCGGTTGGAATGGCACAAGTGCAGCAGCAACCACAAACCGTACCTCAAATCCATTATTGCAAGATGTGAATAAGGGTTGGTTATTCCAAATCGAAGATAAAGCCAAAGCTCGTGTGTTAAAAGAAATTGAAAAAAGCAGTGGCAAAATCGAAATCGGTGCAGGTAAAACCTATAAAAACCTTGACGCCCTTGTCTTTGCATTAAAAGAAGATTTCATCCCAGCACAATACCGTGACGACACAAAATTGGTTGCAATTATGGGGAGCGACTTATTAGCCGATAAATATTTCCCATTAATTAACCAAGAAAAACCAAGCGAAATTTTGGCAGGCGATACCGTCATTAGTCAAAAACGTGTGGGCGGGTTACAAGCCGTATCTGTTCCATTCTTCCCGAAAGGTACAGTGCTAATCACCTCACTTGATAATTTATCCATTTACGTGCAAGAAGGCAAAGTGCGTCGTCACTTAAAAGATGTGCCTGAACGCAATCGTGTGGAAGATTATTTATCGTCAAACGAAGCCTATGTTGTGGAAAACTACGAGGCAGTCGCCATGGCGAAAAATATCACCATTCTTGAGGCACCTGCGCCTATTTCGCCTGTGGCAGCATAACGGAATCAATAATGCGCCCAACCAAACGCCATTTTCTGGAAGTTTCTGCCGCTATTGCTAATGCGGCAGAAACCGAAGATCTAAGCGATTTTACGGAATATGAAAAAATGTGCCGTATTCTTGCGAGACATCGAAAGGATTTGAAAAACATCCAATCAACGGAACGCAAAGGCGCATTTAAAAAGCAAATTTTGCCTGACTATCTACCATGGATTGAAGGGGCGTTATCAGTCGGAAGTGGTAAACAAGATAATGTCTTAATGACATGGTGCGTATGGGCGATTGACTGTGGCGAATATCATCTTGCCTTACAGATTGCCGATTATGCCGTATTTCATGATTTACGCTTGCCAGAGCCATTTACCCGAACACTTGGCACCTTGTTGGCAGAAGAATTTGCCGACCAAGCCAAAGCCGCACAAGCCGCAAATAAACCGTTTGAAGTGGCTTACTTAGCGCAAGTCCAACGCATCACCGCTGATTGCGATATGCCCGATGAAAGCCGTGCGCGATTATTGCGTGAATTGGGCTTGTTATTGGTTGATAAGAACCCCGAACAAGCACTGACATATTTAGAACGTGCTTTGGGTTTAGATCAGAAAATTGGCGTGAAAGGCGATATTAAAAAATTACGTAAGCAATTAAACAAAGCCGATGAATAATCGGTTTTGGTAAAGAGCAAACCACGCAGCCGTCGGGCGGATTAAAAGTGCGGTCAAATTCTGACGGATTTATTGGCCGTGCTTAATTTAATCCTCACCCGACTTTTTTTTATAAGGGTAAATCAATGAGCGACGGCGCAATATCAGTCAAACTTGCCCCCGATTATGAAATGGGCGAAGTACAGCAACAGTTAAATGATTACGATACCTTAGATGACATTATCAGTAATGACGGTTTCTTCCCCGATATGTCACTTGCTCAATTTCGTAATCAATACCGTGCAGACGGCACTATTACCACACAACGCTTACAAGATGCTTTGATTGAGGGCATGGCAAGCGTCAATGCAGAACTCTCTACGTTTAAAACACAAAGTAAACACGACGGTTTAGAACAGATCACTGCCCCCTACATCAATGGCGAAAGCGTGCTGATTTATCGTTATAAACGTGCGGTAAGTTGCTTGGCACTAGCAAACCTCTATGAACGCTATGCAAGCTACGACAGCACCAATGATGGTGAAAAGAAAATGGCACAACTCAAAGAAAGCATTGATGAATTACGCCGTGATGCTCGCTTTGCAATTAGTGACATATTGGGCAGAAAACGAGTCGATGCGGAGTTAATCTAATGCAAGTTTACGCACAACAAAATGACAATTTAGATGCCATCCTTTATCGCCATTTTGGACGAAGTGAAGGCTTGCTCGAAATAACCTGCGAACTCAATCCACATTTAATGGATAAGCCCATTATTCCCATTGGTACCCCTGTCATATTGCCAGATGCCGATACAGAAAAAATCAGTGTAGCAAATGACACAATTCAACTTTGGAGCTGATATGCACGACACACCATCAAAAGCATCTTACATATCAGGAATATTCGCCTTTTTGATTGGACGCATTGCCGATATGTTCTCAAATGTAAATTGGGCTGATGTCGCATCGGTTACAGGTATTGTGATTGGTGTCGCCACCTTTCTTGTGAATTGGTATTACAAGAAAAAAGATTTTGAATTAAAAGAAAAAGAACTCGAACAACGGATCCATCATCATGATTAAACGTTCCGCCAAATACATCTGCGCCATATCTGCCGTTGTTGGACTGGTGATTGCCACTCATGGGAATGAAATTCGAACATCAGAAAAAGGCTTGTTACTGATTGGCAATGCCGAGGGTTGCATGAAACAGCCCTATCAATGTCCTGCTGATGTTTTAACAGTCGGCATAGGCATAACCGATGCCGTTGAAAAAATCGACCGAAATAAAATTTACACTTTGCAAGAAATTGCCGAATTATACGTAAAAGGCATTAAACAATCAGAAAAATGCGTTAATCAATATGCCAACGGGCAAACCATGCCACAAGGTGCATTTGATGCCTTAGTGTCCATCACCTTTAACGTAGGATGTGGCAAATTAAAAAATAGCTCACTTTTTAAAATGGCACGCCAAGGCTACAGCAAAGCTATGTGTGGTCAATTCGAACGTTGGATTTATGCAGCAGGAAAACCGCTAAAAGGATTAATTGAACGCCGTCAAAAGGAGAAAAACCTATGTTTAATTTCTTAACCGCCAAAGAACGAGGCATTTTACTTATCGGACCAATAGTGCTTGTACTCCTCATTATTTTCCTGGGATTTGAGGCGAATTATTGGCGAAAAGAAATGCTCAAAGAAGAACAGCTAAAACTGAAATGGCAAAACTCTTACATTGAGTTAAATCATAGCGTTCAAAATTTTGCCGAACAGCAAGCACAGCTTATTCAAGCCGTAAACAACCTCAAAGCAAACCAAAATCAACAAACACAGGATTTAAAAAATGTACTTAAATCAAACCAAGATTGGGCTGACCGCCCTTTGCCTGATGATGTTAAACGCGTGCTCAACTCAGCAGGAAGTCATTAAATCACCGATTCTTTGCCCGCAAACCACGGAGTGCAGCGCGTATTCGCCACAAATTCGCACCAATGGCGAATTAGCCGAAGCCTATTTACAGACACAGCACCACCTTAATTTGTGCATTATCGAAAACTCAAGTTTAAAAAAATGCATGGAAGAATTTAACAAAAAGGAACAGCCATGACAGATCAATTCGACCGAGCACAACAGCTTGAAGAAATGCAACGTGAAATCGCCCTCAAAAAACACCGCACTTTCCAGGCGGTAAGTCGCCTTTATTGTGAAGATTGCGATGCCCCCATCCCCGAAAAGCGCAGACAAATGATTCAGGGCGTAACACGTTGCGTGACTTGCCAACAAAGATTTGAAATGCAACAACGGAATTTTCGAAAATGAAAAAACCCAACCAACTGCGCAAAATCCTTGAGCAAAGCCATCCCGATTTTGTAAAAAATCCCGACCATCTACAACTTTATGTGGACGGTGGGCAAATCGTCGCAACGGGTGCCGCATCATTTAGTTTTGAATATCGTTACACACTCAATGTCGTGGTGACTGATTATGCAGGCGATATTGCCACCTTGATTGTGCCAATGATGGCTTATCTCCGCACAAATCAACCTGAAATATTAGAAAATCCACAAATTCGAGAGAACGCATTTAAATTCCAGGTGGATTACAACAATAACAACACCGCTGACATTAGTTTCGAAATCCAACTCACTGAACGTGTCGTTTCGAAAAAAGACGGGAATAACGTGCAGATCCATTATGCAAAAGAACCAGTATGGGATGAACCAAACCGAGTAAAAGTCTATTTGGAAAACTGGGATTCATTAATTTTTGAGGGTGATATAGTCTAATGGCTACAGTAGAAGAAGTTCAGGCAAAATTGACCGCACTTATTGCCAATCTTTCTCCACAGGCGCGCAGACAGCTTGGGCGAAAAATCGGGCAAGCCTTACGCAAAAGCCAATCGAGCCGAATTGCACGCCAACAAAATCCCGATGGTTCAGCCTTTGAACCTAGAAAACCACGTAAAGAATTTGGAAAAAAGAAAGGGCGAATCAAACGCAAAGCCATGTTCGCCAAACTTCGCACCGCCCGACATTTAAAAGTGCGGTCAAATGGTAACGAAGTTTCAGTGGGTTTTAATGGCTCAAGTGCCGCCATTGCTGCAGTGCATCAATACGGTTTAAGCGCTAGCCCATCTAAAAATAAAGATTTCAAAGTGCAATATGCCCAGCGTGAATTACTGGGCTTTTCGGAAAGTGATGTGGAGTTGATTGAAAACTTAATTATTGAGCAATTAAGTCTTTAGATTGTGATTTTAATTTGATGTGCTTGCGAATAATGTGAATCCAATAGCAATACACTGCAAGTGCTGCAACACCAAGGAAAAAGTTGATTTCAGCAAGCCAAAGCACCGACCCCATCATCAACATATAAAGAAACAGAACAGGCGCGGCAATAATGCCAGAAACTAACCAAGGCAATGAAATCAAACCGAAACCGACAGCGAGCCCAAGCGCACCAAAAGCGAAGATGAGCAAAAAAAGAATTGTGATCATATAGCCCCCTTTGTTTTAGTGCATTATTTAATCTTTCTTTCTGAAAAGTCAAGAAAAAGCGAGAAAATATGAAAAGTTTAGAGTTGAAATTTGTTTTAGATGCAGTAGATAGGCTCACCACGCCATTAAAAAGCGTACAAAAACAGCTTGATTCTTTGCAGAAAAAAGTAAAAAACACAACAACCGAGCTGAATAAATTACAACAGCAAGAAAAAACCGCTAATTCATTTAAACGATTAGAAAACGCACTACAACAAAACAATCAAAAACTTGTAGAAGCGCGAGAAAAAGCGAAGAAATTAGCCGAACAATTAAAAAATACTGCTGCACCGACAGCAGCATTAAAAAGACAAGTCGAATCCGCGCATAAATCAGCACACCGATTAGCGCAAGCACAAGAACATCAGCGGAAAAAACTGAACGAATTGCGCCAATCACTAAGACAAGGCGGATTTGACACGTCAAAATTCAAGGAAAGCCAAGAAAAACTAAAGCAAAAAATTAAACAATCAACGGCGGCAATCGAAAAACAAAATGCAGCAATGGCAAAGTTGCATCAGCGACAAGCAAAATATAAATCTTACCGCGAAAGCGTGGATAATTTAAAAAATAAAAGCGACCAGTTGCGAACATTCGGACAGCGCTCAATGATAGCAGGAACAGTGACAAATGCGCTGTCAGGTGTCATGCTTAAACCTGCACTTGACTTTGAACAAGACTTTTCTCGCGTGCAAGCATTAACAGGATTGAGTAAAGCGAACCCAGAACAAGCCGCCGCGCTTGAACGTTTACGCAATCAAGGGATTCATCTTGGTGCGACAACATCATTTACATCGGGTGAAGTCGCACAAGGTCAAGGCTATCTAGCCATGGCGGGTTTTAATGCTGACCAAATCGAAAAATCAATGCCCGCTATTTTATCTATGACGAAAGCCGCAGGAATAGAAATGGGGCAAGTGTCTGATATTTCTTCAGATATTTCCTCAGGTTTTAAAATTTCCGCTGACGAAATGGGTCGGGTTGCGGATGTACTCACAGCCACATTTTCTGGCTCAAACACTACCCTTGAAGGCTTGGGCGACACAATGAAATATCTTGGACCGATTGCCACGGCAACAGGCCAAGACTTTGAAACCATGTCAGCAATGGTCGGCTTATTGGGTAACGTGGGGATAAAAGGTACGCAAGCCGGTACATCGTTGCGTTCTGCCATGTTAAGACTTGCCGCACCACCTAAACAAGCCGCAAAAGCATTGAAAAGCCTAGGTGTGTCCGCCAAAGATAGTCGTGGAAATATGCGCGCTTTAACTAATATTTTGATAGATGTGGAGCGTAAAACCGCCAAAATGGGAACCGGTGACAGAATGGCATATTACAAAGCCATTTTTGGCACTGAAGCCGCAACGGCAATGGTTGAATTAGTCAAACAAGCGGGCGTAAATGGTATTCAGGAATTTACAGATAAATTAAAAAATTCTGCGGGTCGAGCCGAACAAGTTGCGCAAACAATGGCAGATAACTTACTCGGTGACATTAAAAACCTTGAATCAGCCCGTGAGGCTGTCGGCATTGCTATTTATGACACTATTTCTGACGATATGCGCGCCAGTATTCAATCAATCACTGAAATGGTGCGAAAAGTCAATGAATGGATAAAAGCAAATCCAGAATTAACCGCAAAAATCGTTAAATGGGGCGCAGCAATGGCTGGTGCAATCACGGCACTCGGCGCATTGAGTCTTTTAACAAGTTTTGTGTTCTACCCAATCGCAAGGCTTGTTCTTGGATTGTCAAAATTGGATGTTATTTTACCTAAATTTATGGGAAAAGTTATAGATGTCGGCGGTGCAATCTCAAGATGGCTACTTTCCCCTCTAAAACTTCTGCCTTATGTTCTGTCACTTGGCGGCGCAGCTTTTATTGGTGCGGGACTCTTAATCTATAAATTCTGGCAACCAATCAAAGCCTTTTTCGGCGGTTTTTGGGAGGGCTTAAAATCAGGTCTCGCCCCCATCCTTGAAAAATTCCAACCGCTTGGCACCGCATTTGGTGTGGTCGTTGGCTGGATTGAAAAAGCGGTGAAATGGTTTACTGATTTATTGTCTCCAGTACAAAGCACCAAAGAAGATTTAGATGCTGCAGCCAGTGCAGGTAAAAAATTTGGCGAATGGATAGCAGCAGGTATTGATTTTGCGCTCAAACCATTACAGCTACTCATGGATGGCATTAAATGGGTAATCGATAATATGCCAGGTATTCAAGCGGGAGCAAAAATTGTTGAAAATGCTAAACAATCAAGAAATGAAGAAACAAACAAGGTTATCAAATCAGGAAGTATAACTGAAAGAACACTCGATGCACTTTCTGATTCGAATATGTATTCTTCAGGCGGCTACACTGGCAATGGTGGCAAATATGAACCCATGGGCATTGTCCACGGTGGCGAATACGTGATGACCAAAGAAGCCACATCTCGACTTGGCGTCAATACACTCAACGCACTTAATTACGGCAAAAGAGCACTTATTGCGGGCGGTTTGGGTATCAGCGTTGCAACTGCCGCCCCTGTGCAAGTTGATACTCGTGCACCAATTTCTGCTCGTCCAGTGATGACTCAATCCAGCCAACCAATGAGCGTAAATATCACCATCAATGCCGCACAAGGCATGGACGAACGAGCCATTGCACAACAAGTGGCAAAAGAAATACAACGCATCGAAAACCAACGCCAAGCAAGAGCGCGGAGTTCCATGTGGGATAGAGCATAATAAAAGGGCGAAAGCCCTTTTTTGTTACCTACTATTCCACACGCTCCCACACTCGCCACACCGCACAATATTGCCAACAATAAGGCATTTTCTTTAACTGTGAATGCCTATGTCTGCTGAATTACAACGAAAACTAGACAACATTATCCGCTTTGGGGTGATCGCTGAAGTGAATTACGCCACCGCACGTGCTCGCGTAAAGAGCGGTGAAATTCTCACAGAGTTTTTACCATTTATTACATTTCGAGCGGGTACAACCAAAACATGGTCGCCACCGACAGTGGGTGAACAATGTGTAATGTTATCCGTTAGTGGCGAATTTACCACTGCCTGCATATTAGTTGGGCTTTACACACAAAACAGCCCTAGCCATTCAGCCGACGAACACGTTATTGAATTTGCTGACGGTGCCAAAATTACCTACAACCAATCAAGTGGCGCATTGATTGTTACAGGTATCAAAACCGCCAGTATTACTGCCGCTAATCAAATTGATATTGACTGCCCCACTATCAATATCAAAGGCAATGTGAATATTGACGGATCTTTATCAACCACAGGCACAAGCACCACAAAAGGCAATATCAGCACACAAGGCAGTGTGACCGCAAGCGGTGATATTAAAGGTGGCTCAATTAGTTTACAAAACCACGTTCACGTTGAACAAGGCGATGGCCAACGAACCTCTAACGCAAAGGTATAGCATGAATCGATACACTGGCGAAACATTAAAAAACGAAAGCGACCACATTAAACAATCCATTGCCGATATTTTGCTAACCCCTGTTGGTTCACGTATTCAGCGGCGTGAATATGGCAGTTTAATTCCTCTGCTAATTGACCGCCCAATTAGCCACACATTGTTACTACAACTGGCGGCTTGCGCTGTTACAGCGATTAATCGTTGGGAACCACGCGTACAGATCACACAATTTAAACCAGAGTTGGTTGAAGGTGGCATTGTGGCAAGTTATGTCGCACGCAGTCGTAAAGACAACCAAGAAATGCACAACGAAAAACTATTTTTAGGACATAAACAATGAGCGAATTAGTCGATTTATCAAAACTAGATGCACCGAAAGTGCTAGAAGATTTAGATTTTGAAAGTTTGCTCGCAGACAGAAAAACGGAATTTATCGCGCTTTTCCCACAAGATGAAAGAGCATTTTGGCAAGCACGACTAAGTTTAGAAAGTGAGCCCATCACAAAATTATTACAAGAAGTGGTTTACTTACAGTTGATGGAAAGAAACCGCATCAATAACGCGGCAAAAGCCACAATGTTAGCCTATGCAAGCAGTTCAGATTTAGATGTGATTGCCGCCAATTACAATGTAAAAAGACAAGTCATTCAAGAGGCGAATAATAATGTTACACCTAAAATCCCCCAAATTTTAGAAGATGACACCTCATTAAGATTGCGCACTCAATTAGCCTTTGAGGGGCTTTCTGTGGCGGGACCTCGTTCTGCTTATATCTTCCACGCGCTCTCTGCTCACCCTGATGTCGCAGATGTGTCTGTGGTATCACCACAGCCCGCTAATGTCACTGTCACGATTTTAAGCCGTAATGGACAAGGTGAGGCTGATGAAAGCCTTTTAAATGTAGTTAGAGCAAAGCTCAACGATGATGACATCCGCCCTATTGGCGACCGCGTTATTGTCCAAAGTGCGGTGATCCAATCCTACGAAATCCGCGCCAAACTATATCTTTATCGTGGCCCTGAATACGAGCCAATCAAAGCTGCAGCTCTAAAAAAATTGACGGCTTACACCGAAGAAAAACACCGTTTAGGGCGAGACATTAGCCTATCGGGTATTTATGCCGCATTACACTTGGAAGGTGTACAACGAGTAGAACTTATCTCACCTACCGCCGACATTGTGCTACCAAGCTCAAAATCAGCCTACTGCACAGCAATTAATTTGGAGATCGTGACAAGTGATGATTACTAATCATTTACTGCCGATAGGCTCAACTCCATTAGAAAAACGTGCGGCAGAAATTCTAAAAAGTGCGGTAGAAAATCCCATTGTTATTGCAGATTTAATCAACCCTGAACGCTGCCCCACCGAATTACTCCCTTATTTGGCTTGGGCGTTTTCGGTGGATAAATGGGACGAAAACTGGACAGAAGAAGTTAAACGCATTGCGATTAAACAATCTTATTTTGTACACAAACACAAAGGCACAATTGGCGCAGTAAAACGTGTGGTTGAGCCAATAGGCTATCTTATTGAACTGAAAGAATGGTTTCAAACGAATCCGCAAGGAACACCAGGAACATTTAGCTTAACCGTAGAAGTGTCTGAAAGTGGCTTGAATGAACAAACCTATAACGAACTAGTGCGGCTTATTAACGATGTTAAACCCGTCTCAAGACATCTCAATCAGCTAGCTATTGCAATCTCACCAACAGGGGCACTCAGAACCTTTATTGGTCAACAATGTGGTGAAATCATCACTGTATATCCACAATAGGAATATTTATGGCATCACAATATTTTACAATATTAACCGACTACGGAACACGTGCTATCGCGCACGCATTAAGCCAAGGGCAACCGTTGCAACTCGCCAAATTTGCTGTGGGTGATGGCAATGGACAGGCGGTCACACCAACGGCGAGCGCAACAGCTCTCGTACATCAAACGCACATTGCGCCAGTCAGTGCCGTCTCTCTCGACCCTCGAAATAATAAACAGGTGATCGTTGAATTAACCATCCCTGAAAATGTCGGCGGTTTTTACATAAGAGAAATGGGCGTATTTGACGCACAAAACAAACTCATTGCCTACGCAAACTGTCCTGAAAGTTTTAAACCGACAGAAAGTAGCGGTAGTGGTAAAGTCCAAGTATTGCGGATGATTTTAAAAGTAGAATCCTCTAGTGCAGTGACCTTATCCATCGATCACAGTGTGATTTTTATCACCCGCCAACAAATGACACCAAAAACCATTACTGCCACAAGCACAAACGGCGTGGATGAACGCGGGCATTCTCACGAAATCGCCAAAGCTAGCCTTACTCAACAAGGTATCGTGCAACTTGATTCAAGCACCAATAGCAATGCTGAAGATAAAGCTGCCACGCCAAAAGCCGTGAAAACGGTAAAAGACCAAGTGGACAACGTGCAGCGCAATCAGGCGAACTACATCCACAATAGCAAAAAATCTTCTGCAGTAGATAGTAATAGCGAAGACACCGTTGCAAACAGTGCAGCGGTTAAAACGGCTTATGATAAAGGTGTGGACGCCAAAACTGCCGCAGATAATGCCCAACGTACGGCAAATGATGGGGTGTCAAAAGCTAATGCGGCACAAACAAGCGCGAATCAGGCAAAATCAGCCGCGGATGCCGCACAGCACACGGCAAATGATGGCGTATCAAAAGCTACTGCGGCACAAACAAGCGCAAATCAGGCAAAATCAGCAGCAGATGCAGCACAATCAAGCGCAAATGCAGCAAACAATAATGCAAACGGACGGATTTCAAAAACTGACATATCCCATGCTACCAACGGTACGAACAAAGCCAAAGTCGCCAGTGAGTTTGCGTTGAATGAACTTAATAAAAAATTATCAACAGTTATTCGGAAAAATTACACAAAAACAATTAAAGGTACTAATGCTAGCTTCGATAATGCCACCCAAAAAAATATCAACTTGGAGGGGGAAACTATTATTCACCCAGACGGAAAAGTTGAACAAATAATTCACTTTAAAGCTTTTCGCGTATGGTGGTTTTACTTGGAGGCTAAAAATAATAGCGAACGATTAGCAGTCGAAATCCCGGTTCCTCTTTGGACAGCAATGCCAAATAAAATTACCAATGTAACTGCCACATTTTCGAGAACCGAATCAGGGAGGAGTTTTTCATTCGGGGCGGAAGCATTTGAGTGGTGGCCACCAAGTTGGGCGTTTGAGCGACAAAATAATATAAAAGATAGATTATGGCTATATACCATCCGGCATGTAGGCAATCAAGATGAACATATTGATTTATGGGTGAAAGTGGAGGGGTATTAATGTTTTTATTACATCTTATTGACAAACTGGGACATTTTGAGCTGATTGATAGTGATTTTCGCCATTTGTACGATCTAACCGATGATGAATTATTAGTCTTGAGCGATGAACAATATCAGCAATACGAAGCCATTAATTCCGATGATATTACCTATCAAGATGGCGTGTTTTATGGCAGACCTCGCGCACCATCAGCCGCGCATTCATGGGACGGTAAAGAATGGGTAGAAGATAACAGGAAAATTACCGCACTTTTACAAGAAAACCAAACTAAGTTTACTGCAGATATCGACGAACACGCGGCAAAAATCTACAGCACATGGACACGTTTTGAGAGTGAGTACCGTGAGCGTCAAGCGGCAGCAGAAGCCTTTAAAGCGGCAAATTATGAAGGTGAGTGCAGTCGATATATCTCAGACTTTGCGCAACGTGCGAGACTGGATAACAAGACCGCTGCAAACCTGATTTTGACACAGGCGGCAGGGCTGGAAAAATTGCAAGTTGAATTGGCTAACCAACGTATGCGCAAGTATGAGCTCAAAGCCCCTAATCTCACACTTGAGCAGTTGCAATCAATCCATGATGACATTATCAAGCAGATGGACGCACTAATGGAGGCATATCAAAATGGCTAATGTTTATTTGGCGATGTACAAACACAAACGCGACTGGCGCAAAGAGCCAATCAAGGCGATAGCTGACCGCATTACTCGATTTTTTACCAAAGGCAAATACTCGCACTGCGAAATTGCTATTGAGCGCATTGAGTTTGGTAGCGGACATCATTATGAGCATGCGGCAGTATATGACTGCTACTCCTCATCGGTACAAGATGGTGGGGTGCGTTGCAAACAGATTGATGTGTCCGATAACACCAAATGGGATTTAATCCCGCTCGACGGTGTACCCGAAACAGAAATCAAAGCCTATTTTAACCGCACTTATGGCAAAAAATATGACTGGTGGGGAGCGCTAGGTATCGTACTTGGCATCAAACAAAAACGTTCAAAATATTTTTGCTCAGAATGGTGTTTTAATGCGCTTTCAGGCAATGAAGAAGGCTGGCGATTTAGCCCGAATCAATTAGGGGCAATATTTAAACATGATGACTAAAGACAAACCGATCATTAATTTTAACTGGAAATTTGGTGACGATGAAAGCGAAACACTGACGCTAGATGAAAAAGAAGTACCAGAAGGCTTTGCTGATAGCGAATTTGACTTGTTTATCGTGCCTGATGGCAAAGATCCAGTTATCCATTTGACAAAAGGCAATGGTATTGCGTTATCGGATAACAACATCAAAATCACTTGCACGCGCGACCGTTTAGCTAACACAAAATGGAAGACCGCAAGTTGGGCGTTAAAAATTACGAATACGAGCAACTGGCGAGACACGCTATGTGGCGGAAAGATTACGCGTTATAGCTATTATCCGGCAGAACGCGTAGAGGAATGACGCGATGAAAGACTGTAAACGAGCAATCAACGTGAAATTGCAGTTAAAACAAGCAGTGGCGGTATCATTGCAATCAAAACAACCTATCAAGGTGACGTTATCAAAAGGTATTTCTGGTGGCTGTGGCACACCTGTTTTGCCTGAATTTTCAGATTTAATTATCCATTACAAAATAGGACGACTATGACACAAAACATTCAACAACTTTTAACTGAGTTTGCTCAATACTTAGGCGAGCAAGACAAAGCGATTTTGGCTCAAATTGAGGCAAAGATAACCCAACTTAAAAATGACCTGTTAGGCGGCGAGGTATCAGCAGATTTAGATACATTCCGTGAGCTTGCGGAAGAATTGCGGAAACTCAAAGCTAGCGGAAGCAGTGCGCCTGAGGCATTAACCACTAAACTCACCGAATTTAAATCTAGCCTAGATGGCGTAATTGAGCAAATTAACGCACTAAAAGAAATGGACTTAAAGGCGGCCTATCTACGAGGAAAAAATAGCTAATGGATAAACTTTTACAACAGTTACCTGAAGTCATTGAACAAATCGGGCGAGATGTTAAAGCCATAACTGTTGTACTCGGTAAAGGTCGCCCTGATAAGCCTGATACAACAGGCGACAAAACAGCAGGAGAGGAGCCCAAAATAAAAGGCAATGAGCCTAACTGGACTATCTATGAGTCATCAGACGGCGGTGGAGTCGGAGCTTGGAAATGGCAAAAACGAAATAAGAAATGGGTGGTTATTGATGGTGATACAGGTTTAGTTAATGTTGTAACTAAAAACCTAAAACCTGGTGCTTATATTAAACTTCGTCGTCAAGGAAACTTTGTGACCTGCCACATGGGCGGGTTATCTTGGGGATTGTTTGGTTATTTAGGCAAAACAGAAAAAGGTTATAGTCCACGACAAGCAGGTCGAGTTGAGGTTATTGGTACAAGTGGGATTCCGCTTGGTTTCAGAGCTGATGACTCTTGTGGTTTCAGTCTATACGATGATGATACCAATCGAGCTGTTGCAGGTATTTATGTGGGAGGTGTGGGCGATGCTAATTTTATGCGATTCACCCCATACCACGCAGACCCTAAAGTCAAAGGCAATGATGCAATACCTGACATTGGCCCAAAAAATCTAAGACCGCCCGCTATGATGTGGACAACGTCTGATCCCTGGCCAGATAGAGTTTAAAATAAACGGCGGGTAATTCCGCCGTCGTTTTATTTTTGCGCCCCGTAAAGCTCAATCATTTTTTTGATTAGCTCTGGTCTTGATAAGTTTTCCGACGCGCAAATGCTGTCAAATCTATCTGCAACATCAGGTTGTAGTGATATATTTAACCGTCTGTAATTATTTTTTGCATACTCATATGCATTTTGGCTAATTGCTTTTTTGCGCTCTTGGCTTAACTTGCTATAACTCATCATTGCTATCCTTTATTTGTTTACATGTCCAACCTTTCCATGGACGACCAGATACCGCGGCTTGTAATAACCCTGACGTAGCATTGCAATACTCTCCGCCAGTCCCACGCTTTCCGCCCGTGCGTTTAAAAATTACGTCACCAGGCAAAAACAATGCCGTATTATTTCTTACAAATTGATAGAGGTTTATTGCGATAAAAACGTGGTTGTCAGGGCTTGTAATGCGCCATTTTTTAGCATGGATATTAGTTTCAAATTTGCCTGATTTAGGGCTTATTCTTGCGGCTTCCGTGGCTTTCGGCTGGTTTATTCTGCCGTGGCTCATTTTAGGATTGGGCAACCCCTTATTGCTCTTAGGCTCTCGCATTACCGCTTCGCCGCTATGTCCTAATTGATAGCGATGTTTTGCTACTGTGTCATAAGATTTGCCTAACTCTATTGCTAATTGCTTGTTTGTCTTGCTCCAATCAACATTTTGCCAATCTCTAAATTGGTGTAATAGCGTATCCCTAGCTAATTGTTTACGTCTGCGCGATACAGTATCTATTGTTACATCTAACAGTCTAGCTATATCTATTGACCTCATTGACCAGTCAACAGACGCCCAATCAATCTTGCTCATAACCGCTCGCCCAATATATGCGGACGGCATCAAGTACCGCAAATTGTTGTGCCTGTGTCATCTCTGATAACTTATTGCAAAGTGCGGTCAAATCTTGCGGTAAAGTGCCGTAATGCGTGCGCAAGTCATCAGCCAAATCAAACGGCATTGCAAGGCGAGTTAGATCACTGCCTGCATAGACATTGTATAACTCAACCCACTCAGTTTGTGATAACTCTGGCTTTTCAGATTTTGCCAGGTGAGCTAATTGCTCAAAAGCATTGTTAATATGAGACGACAATCCTTTTTGTTCACCCTGCGGGGTGCGGTCTGTTACATATTGCAATGCGGTTTTTGATAGGTGTACTGCTGTTTTTGCCATTTTAAAAAACTCCAATTAAAGCCCCTTTCGGGGCTTTTTAATTAATCTAATCTTACTAGCTCATCATAATTTGATGCGTATCTGTTTCCGTCTGCATCGATGATAGCAAAACTATCTTCGATTTTTCTTGCCGCTTTTGCGCAAGCCTCGGCTGTTTTAAATGTTTTATAGATGTCGCCGTAAAAACTCGCCCAAACAATCGCATATTCACAGCCTTTTCTAAATTTGATCTCGCGGTCGTAGTGTTGGCTTGCAATGTCGTGGATAGTGCCTGTACCGCTCATTTTTTGTGGGATAGTGTAGGTTTTCATTTTTATTCTCCTTTATTGCCCGCCTTTCGGCGGGCTGTGATTTTTAGAAATTCCAAATGTTTTTTTGAGCGTATTTTGAGTTAAAAATCACTGTATAACTTAATTTGTAACTGCGGCCAGATTTGATTAATTTTTTGATTTGTCTTTCGTTTCTGCGTTTCATAATTTTTTCCTTCTTCTGCCCCTGCCGAATAGTGGGGTCTGGTTAAAGTTTTGGGTTTATAGCCCGTATCTCTTGGCTATGTGTATATTGTGCTATATACAGAGATGTAATGCAAGCATTTTTTTAAATTTTTTTTATTTTTACTACGGCAAATAAATCCATCTATCCAAAGGTAGACAAACGGCGGGTAATTCTGCCGTTTTTATCCGACCGACTCTACTTTATCACCCTTTGTTAGTTTAAATACCACAACGCCAAGCGCTACCACAGGCTTTTAAATCCTTACAAAATAGCCCTATCTCTCAACAACAGGGCTAAAATTATGACAGATGAATATCTCCATGGGGTCAAGGTGACGGAAATTTCCGAAGCCTTGCGAACACTCACCACATCATCCACTGCAGTTATCGGTTTAGTGGCAACAGCACCAGATGCAGATGCATCGGTTTTCCCACTCAACAAACCCACCCTTTTAACTGGCATCACTGCCGAAATGCAAGCAAAAGCAGGTAAAAAAGGGACGTTATCTCGTGCATTAGATGGCATTGCGGACATTGTGAATTGTAAAGTTGTCGTCATTCGCGTGGAAGAAAACGATGATGAAAGCACCATGAAAGCCAATGTAATCGGAGCCGTAGATAACGAAGGCAATTACACTGGCTTAAAAGCGTTCCTCGTGTCTGCTGCGGTTTGTGGTGTGAAACCACGTATTTTCTGTATCCCGAAATATGACAGCCAAGATGTGACCACTGAATTGTTAAGCGTGGCGAAAAAACTCAATGGCTTTGTGTATGCCTCTTGCGGCACAGCAAAAACCAAAGAAGAAGCAGTAACATACGGTCGCAATTTCTCACAACGTGAATTAATGCTGATTTTCGGTGATTTCTTATCATTTAACCCAAACACCAAACAAACCGAAGTGGATTATGCCGTTGTTCGAGCTGCCGCAATGCGTGCATATCAAGACAAAGAATATGGCTGGCATACTTCAATTTCAAACAAAGGTTTAACTGGCGTAACAGGTGTCACCAAGCCACTTTCTTTTGATATTAACGACAGTGCAACCGACGTGAATTACCTCAACGAACAAGGCATTACTTGTTGTGTAAACCACAATGGCTTTAAGTTCTGGGGATTACGTACTCGTTCGGCTGACAAATTATTTATCTACGAAAACTACACTCGCACGGCACAAGTGTTAAAAGACACTATTGCACAATCCTTTGACTGGGCGATGGATAAAGACATCTCCGTGAATCTTGTAAAAGAAATCGTGGAAGCGATCAATGCAAAATGGCGTGAATATGTGGCGCAAGGTTATTTAATCGGTGGGAAAGCATTTATCAATGCCAACCTCAACACAGCCGCAACCTTAAAAGATGCAAAATTACTTGTGTCTTATGACTACTGCCCTGTTCCACCGTTAGAACAACTTGGCTTTAACCAATACATCAGCGATGAATACCTTGTGGAATTTGCCGCAAACATTGCAAAAGTAGGAGCGTAAAAAATGGCATTACCTCGTAAACTCAAACTAATGAATTTTTTGGCTGACGGTAATTCTTACCGTGGCCAAGTCACCGAAATCACCCAACCTAAATTAGCCATGAAACTGGAAGAATACCGTGCAGGCGGTATGTTTGGTCCAGTGAAAGTGAATTTAGGGGTAGAAGGCTTGGAAGCACAATTCAAGATGGGCGGTTATATGACCGAACTTATCAAAGAATTTGGCGGAAAAATTGACGGCACAGCATTACGTTTTGCGGGAGCATATCAACAAGATGACACCGAAGAAGTCACGGCAATCGAACTAGTCATGCGCGGTCGTTTCAGCGAAATTGACAACGGCACCAGTAAATCGGGCGATGACACCGAACAAAGCTACACTGTGCCATTAACCTACTACAAAATCATCGAAAACGGCAAAGACCTTGTGGAAATTGACCTAATCAATTCCGTTTTCATTGTCGGTGGCACTGATCGTTTAGCTGAGCATCGTTCTGCAATCGGCATTTAATTCACACACCTTGCCCTGAAAGGGGCTTTTATTAAATCCCCCTCCCCTCTTTACAAAAAAAGAGGGATTTTAAAGGAAACATAAAATGAAAACAGAAAACACCAAAATCATCACCTTAACCACCCCTATTACTCGTGGCGAAAACCAAATCACGGAAATCACCGTCAATAAACCAACGGTGCCCGCATTAAAAGGCTTAAAAATGTTTGATGTGTTGCAAATGGATGTGGACGCATTACAAGTCTTACTTGCACGTGTGACCACGCCTGTTTTGCATAAATCCGATTTTGTCACCATGGAAGTGGCGGATTTTACCGAGCTTGCTGCGGCGGCTGTCGGTTTTTTAGGGAAGAACTCGGAAGTGGAAACCGAAGCGACCGAGTAATGATTGCCGCAACAGTGGAAGATGCTATGGCAGATATTGCCATCATCTTCCACTGGCAACCACAAGCCTTTGAGCAAATGACATTTTCTGAATTAATGCAATGGCGAGAAAAAGCACGAGAACGAAATGAAACAGAAACTGATTGATTATTTATTAAATATGCCACGGCATATTGTATGGCGTGGAATCTTTATTCTTTCCATCACCTTTTGGTTGCTTGTGATTTTCGGCATTGCATTTCTCTTTCGCTAATTCATCAAGTGCGGTCATAAATCACGAGATTTTTTGACCGCACTTTTCTTTAGGAATAAATTATGGCCACGATTTTAATCTTCTTTTTCTATTTCTTGTCAATCATCACTGCAACAGTTTGCGCCACATTTTTGATGTATTACAAAATTAACGGTTGGGGTTGGATTGTTGCAATCGCCATCGCATTGACATTTATAAAACTACACGTAAAGGAACGCTAGCATGTTCCAAAACTTCGCACTTGCCACATTGGGCATGTTTGTGTTCACTCGGCAAACCGTGCCTTTTCAAAGTTTAGACCGCACATCAAATTGGCGACATCCAACCAATGCCATTGTTGGAGCAATGCCAAAAACACAATTCACCGGTAAAGAAAGCGAAACCGTCACGATTAGTGGCAGATTAATCCCCGAAATTACTGGCGGCAGATTTTCCATTAAGGCCCTGGAATTAATGGCAGACAGTGGCGGTGCGTTTCCGCTAATTGACGGAGCAACTTTTGAAATTATCGGTTTTTTTGTAATTGAAAGCGTACAAGAAACCCGAACAGAGTTTTTTGGCGATGGTGCACCTCGTGCGATTGATTTCAGCATGAGCCTAAAACGCACCGATGACCCAATGTTAATCGCCATTGCAGATAGTTTAATGAGTAGCCTTTAATGTTTGATTTCAATCTTAACGACAATCACCGCACGCCCGCTTTTAAAGTCCAGATCACCACGAAAGACAACAAACAGCAAGACATCACACAAGTGATTTCGAGCCGTTTAATTAGTTTGTCTTTAACAGATAATCGAGGATTGGAAGCGGACACACTCGACTTAGAATTATCCGATCATGACGGCAAACTGGCTTTGCCGCCACGCAATGCCACAATCCAAGTTGCGCTAGGTTGGAAAGGCAAACCACTGATTGACAAAGGGCAATATTCAGTAGATGAAGTGCAATTTTCAGGCGGTGCAGGGTCGGCAGACCGATTAACCATCAGAGCAAGAGCGGCTGATTTAAAAGGCTCATTTTCCGAACAAAAAGAGCGATCATTTGATAAAAAAACGTTGGGCGAAATTATTGACACCATCGCCAAAGAGAATCAACTCAAAAGCCAGTGCGAGAAAAAACTGGCAAATACGTTTATCGCACACATTGACCAAACCAACGAAAGCGACATTAATCTATTAAGCCGACTGGCAGAAGAACACGGAGCGATGTGCACCGTTAAAAATGGCACGCTATTATTTATGCCATTAGGACAAGGCAAAACAGCCTCAGGCAAGCCGATTCCACTGCGTAAAATCACTCGCAAAAGTGGCGACAACTACAATTTCTCTATTGCAGAAAGCGAAAACTACAAAGCCGTGCGGGCGTATTGGCATGATACGGACACTGGCAAGCGTGGCGAAATCACGGTGGATGAAAACACCAAGATAGTGAAAAAACAGCGTATGACGAAAGGCAGAACGCTGAAAAATGGCACAGTGAAAGGCAGACGATTAAGCAAACGCAAATACAACACTATTGAGCAACAAGAGCCAATCACCAGTGATAATGCGCAAATAAAATCACTCCGCCATACTTATGCAAGCGAAAAAACCGCCATCAATGCCGCAAAATCCGCCTTTGACAAACTCAAACGAGGCGTGGCGACATTTAGCCTAAATCTTGCCTTTGGCGAACCTGATTTAATCCCCGAAACACCCATTGAGCTTTCAGGCTTTAAAGCAGAAATTGACGCAACCAACTGGCTAATCACCAAAGTGACACACAATCTTTCAGACGGTGGATTTACCAGTCAAATTGAATGTGAACTGAAAGTGGAAGATGAAGAAGTGGAAGTGAAGAAGGAGAAAAAATAAAGCGGTCGATTGACCGCTTTTATGTTATTTAATACTTTCTGGAACAATATCAAAAAATGAGCTAAATAATCTTTGATACCATTTAATTTTTCTCCATTTTTCAGGCTTTATTCCTTGTGCTTTTGCTTCTTCATTCCAACACATTTCATTTAAAACTCGAAGAACTACTGGTTCAGTAGATTCAATAGACAATTTTTCATCGGTTATTTGTTTTAACAGTTTTTCAGATAGAACTTCCTTAATTGACATTCTTTCTAATAAGCTGTATTGCTTAACAAAATCAAAATGATCTCTTGCTTTGTTAGAAAAGCCTATAACTAAAGAAAGAGAGGAAAATATAGTTACAATCGCACCAGAAATAAGAGTTATTTTCCCATTGGTAGAAAGTACTCCGTAAGTGGCCGTAGAACTGAAAACCAACGAACAAAATGTAGTGAATTTATCCCAAAAGTCAAAGAATTTTCTCCGTCTAGAATGATAGCGGATAGAACGCCCTAAATTAAACTGAAGTTTAAATAAATCGTCTTCTAATTTATCTTCATTTTCTATTTGTCGTAGTGTCTCCTGTTCTGTCGAATCTGGTTGGTGCAGGGCTGTTTTCTCGCACATAGTTGCCTCTCTCATTGTGACTTTCGTTTATTGGGCGATAATGTTCGGGGCTATAACTGCCTTTATTATTGCCTTGTTGGTTATTGGATTTTTTATTTTCAGACATTTTATTACCTCAACAGTAGAATGATATATGTTTTTTTGTGTTATTAATTGTTCAACGGATTACCCACAAATACTCTCACAAGGCACGCCATCGTGGTCACGGTCAAGTTTGTGCATGCCGCATTCTCTTAAATGGAATTTAGCATCATCGCAATTATCCATGTCCTTACAAGTGCGTTTTCCATCACTACAACTAAACTGCTCTGCATCTGCTTTTTTACTTTTGGCAAAAGTTGCTGCTGGGAAAACAAAAGAAAGTGCGGTTAAAATTAAGATGATTTTTTTCATTTAAATGCGCCTTATTCAAACTTTACAGGTCGTTTTTCTAGTTTTTCTATTGTCAAAAATGCAATACCGCCTAAATTAGGGTGGACAGTAAGTTTCAGTGTTAGTCCATCAACCAATCTTACTTCTTCGGCTTTATCTTTATTTTTGGATTTTTTCATTTTTTTGCTTGCAGCTTCCATCATAGATGTCACTATCTTAAATGACTTGTTCGGATCTGGTGTAGCAAGCATTGCTGCTGCAATCGCTCCTGTAGATTGCATAACAATATCGGCATTATTAACAAAAGCAAATTGAACGGCAACTTGTACAAGATGATTTTTATCTTTTTCTATTGCATAAACTTTCACAAAATCGCTAATTACAGTGGAATATTCCTTATCTCCATTTGTTAATGTTCTACTATCATTTTGGAACAATGATAGATCAAAGGCTTTTTTCAACTTAACTTGAATATTTGTGAAATCAACATCAATCGGAAGTTTAACTATTTCATAGGGTGTATCAATTTTCCCTGTTAAAAGTGAGTTTAAAATTTGTGACTGATAATCACTCGAAGTGAAGTTTTGTGCTTTTTTAGAAGGAGTAAAACCTAAAATGACCCATTCAGAATCTTTGTCAAAACTCACATAATCATCAAAATCTTTCATTCCACTAAATGTTTGTAAAGTTTTTAATGCTTGTTCTCGAGTGATTTTCCCCTTTATAGCTTTATATCCTTTGCCGTAAGGTTTATTCCCTTCTTTTACTGGCTCCAAGGTTATCTCTATCTCATTTTCATTTGTATAAGCAAAAAACTGATATACCGCAAGAATAAAACGGTGTTCCAGTAATTGTTTTACATCATCAACAGATAATGCGGCACCTGTATCTTCTTTTAATGTTACTTTTAATGGAGATTTAGCATTGATCACTAATGTCTTATCTTCGGAGTTGTAATCTGAACCGTTTTCAAAAGCATCAAGTGGATTTTTGTAAATTACTCGCCCTTTTTCAGTTTTAGTAAATGGGACATCAATATATTTCTCTGGTATGACTGCTTTTATTTCAGATGTCTTTTGTTCAGTATTAACAGCGGATACTTCAGTTTGCTTAGGTTGGTTAGATTGAGATGATTCAGTGGATTTGTCATCACACCCCATAACAGCCATTGCACATAATGTTAAAGCGAATAGTTTTTTCATTGCGGTATCTCCCCTACAAATCCTTCGGTTTCAATTCTACCGCTTTAATAAATTTCCCGATAATCTCGGCGGTGTCGAATAAGTCTTCTGTGATTTCAAAAGGGTGATAAAGCGGATTGTCGCTTAATGCCATAATCACCCCAGTCGGTAGGCGTTGCAGGCGTTTTATATAGGTTTCTCCGTTTAAGTTGAACGAATACACGCCCTCGCCAATATATTCTTTTACGTTAGTGTCGATAAATACGATGTCGTTTTGCGTAATGGTTGGCACCATGCTGTCAGTCGGCACTTTGAACATATACACGCCATCGGTCGTTGTTCTGCCTAAAATCCGTTTCACACCCTCATGGGTAAAGAAAATAGACGATATAACATCAGGATATTCAAGATTAATAATTCCCGAACTGTGTGCTGCCAATTCAGCATCTAATAAATCCACCCGTAGGGTATGATCATCGTCCTTTTCTGATGTAAATGCGAAAACATCCGCATCGCGCTCCCCTTCTCCAGTTTTCAACCAGTGTGCGTTCACACCAAGTGCGGTCGCAATTTCTAAAATATTTTTAGGATTGAGAGTTTCACCACTCGCAATTTTTGCAATGGCAGGTTGAGAAACGCCGACTTGTTTTGCAAAGGCGTTCATAGACAGACGCTTTTCATCAAGTAAAGTTTTAAAACGAGTAGATAAATTAGACATTTTTTGCTCCTTATTATTGATTCTAAAACTTAAGTTATAAAATATCATTAAAAAAATAGTTGCAAAATTAAAACATAGCGATTAATATAATTAAAACTTAAGTTTCAAGTGTGATTTTATGAAAAGTATTGAACAGGCTGTCACTATTTGTAATGGACAGTCTGCCCTAGCTAGAGCTTGCGGAACAAGTCAGGCGGCAGTGGGTAAATGGCTCAACGGCGGAAAAATGGATGTGAAATATATCCCATCCATCATCCAAGCCACAAAATTTGAAGTAAACCCAACCGAACTAAGACCCGATGTAGATTGGCCAACAATTTACGAAAGTCTGAAACAGGTCTTTGGGCATTAATATCAACTGTGCAATCCATATTGGGGAATGTGGAGAGTATAGGACAGAAGAAGGTGTGTGATATGGCAGCAAAAGTCGATGCATTATGTCCAGGATGTGGTAGCGATCAGATTGGGACGAGAACCTCTAGAAAGGCAGAAAATACCATTGTTTCTGAATGCTATTGCAAAAGCTGTGGGCGAGTTCATTTCGAACTCTGGACAGAAATTCGCAATATTAGTATCGGTACATTTACACCGGCATTAATTCAGAATTTCAAAACAGCCGAACAGTGGGCAAAAGAACGTCAAATGCGTAAGCAAGGTAAGCTACCAGCAATAGACGAACGGCAAATCGAAATCCCTACGGATTAATTCTTAATTTTCCAACAGTAATTTAAACATAGTCGTTTGAAGAAATTCATTCGACAGGATTTTTGCAACCAAAATTTAGGAGTTTGAGCAAATGACAAGCAAAAAATATGTGTACAGCAAAGAAAAAAACACGCCGCGTAGCCGTGTGAATGTGTGGCAGTTAAACAAAACCGTGCAAGCACAGGCTCGCAACATTCAACTGTTGCAACGAGCGATTTCACACCAAGCAGGCGTGAATGCCCAGCAAGTATTGCTGAATGAATCACTCAATGATCGCATTGCGTTACTTGAAGAAGAACAGTGGGCACGTGAACAAAGCATTTTCCAACGCGTTGCACGGTGGTTCCGTAAATAAATGAATGGAGGTGAGTGATGGCCTTAATGCCTTATTGCTTTGACGATGAAACGGAATCTGCCGCTGAAAAATGGTGCCGTGTAAATAACGTCACTGTAGAAAAAATACGCTCTTTTGAAGAACTACTATCTTCAGTAAGAAACGGTAAATACCGAGTGGAATATTATTTTGACAATGCATCAAATGAAGATAAGGACTTAATGATTAAGTTAGCAAGCAATGCGATCTTTGGTGCAAATCAATTACTTACCTCAGACCAAATCAATCCTTATAAAAAGTCTCGATTAAGAGATTTTACATTAGAAGGGCAATTAAAAATTTCAGCATTTTTTGAAAATTTGGCTAGCTTACGTCGTCGGATGTTACCCCCTGTAGTAACCAAAAAAGAGTTTTTACTCATTAATCAATCATCAGAGGAATAACAAATGGCAGCAATAATTTTAAGCCGTGGTGCTTTGTCTCTTTGTGCAAAAGATGTTTATCACAAGCTAGATAATGCGCAAGAACAATTGTTCGCTTATTTCTACCACTTAGATAAGGGAGATGAACAATCAGCGAATACGGCATTTAGTGAATATATCCGTTTGGGCGATATTGCAATTCAAGCGAAACGAGAATTAATGAAAAAACACGCCGAATGGGCGGACTGGAGAGAAAAAAGAAAATGACAAATTGTTTAGTGATGTTTTTCGTAGTGGTGTTTGCTGCTCTTGGCGTGGCTATGACGGTAATGGGATTAATTGAGTTTATTACGGACGTGCTAGATAGCCGTTGGTAAAGGAGAAGAATAATGGAAAACAATATTTGTATCACCCTAGATTGTGGCGCAACGCTAGAAATTTTACCCATCGGCACACGCTTTCAAGTGGTTGAAGTGATGGGTGATCAAGATAGTTGGTCTGGCAAACAAAAAACAAGAACCGTGGGCAATTTACACAACACAATTTGGGGCGCAATCGAAGAAGTACGCCGTTATGACTTAGCTCAATATGAAATGTTGAGCTTGGAAGAATTACTCAGTGCAGTGAGTTCGACCAACAACAAAATCAAAGAATATTTTGAATATCACAGTGAATATTTAGCCAATACGGCAATGTAAGGATTCTTAATGATGAACTGGGAACTTGAGTGCAATGCCAACCTTGCTAAACGCGAGCAAGCGATGGCTGATGCACGTGCAGTGATGATGCAAAGTGCGGTAAATGTTGACCGCACTTTAGATGCTGCTCAAGCAACATCGGCGCAAATGGAATTGTTTTCTGTTGCGCCGCACCAGTTTGATTATGTTGAAAAACTGCTTTCTGCGCTCCCTCGCAAACGCCAACGTGAGCATTTTCGCCATGTGTGGTTGCGTGCGTTCAACGGCGTAAAAGATGATGGCTCTATTGGGTTTAAATTCGGCAATAAACAGGCAGCGTATGCGAACACCTATTTGCGCGAAATCCTCACCAATCGCTTGAAAGCCGTTTTTCAACATTATCACGTTAGCCTTGATTGGTTGATTGACCGTGATACACATTCACAAGTGGTCGCACTTTCTAAAGGCAAAAAGGCGGCTAACTTTCCGTTTTATTTATTAGGTGATCATCAACTAAAAGAAATGGCAGACAAATTAGCCATGTTGTTTACGAAATTACAGTCTGATTTTGTCACCGAACAAGCGGAGCGGAAAGAACGTGGGGAAATATCTCTTGATGATTTCACCGCACTTTCTCGTGACCTTTATCGCTTAGTAGGCGAAGTGTGTGCAGATATTGGTTTTCCGTTAAAACACTGGTTCGCTTATCAAGATAACCGTTTCTTAGATGTAAATGACATTGAGGTTGATCTTAATAAATCAGTTTGCCCAACACATTGGAAACGCCAACTTACTACGGCACAAAAACGATTGAAAGAACATGTGGAGATCGGCTGTGGTGCAGTTTCGGCAAAAGTGAGTCCTTATGTCTCTCAAACCGCATTTAATGACTACCGTGCACAACGTGCAGATAACCTCGAATATCTGCAACAAATGGTGTTGGAAAATCTAGACGATAGCACTGAACAAATGCCGTTGATTGAAATGTGGAAAAAATCAGTGGCAAATCCTGCTATCCGTTTTCAGGAAACCATGAACCGCTTGCGTGGTATTGATGAATGGGCGATAGAAAATTCATTTGTGTCACTCTTTCTTACACTAACTGCCCCATCCTCTTTTCACGCAACGCATGAAACAGGCAAAAACAATAAAAAATGGCAAGGCGCAAGCCCTCGTGATACGCAACGTTACTTAAATAAAGTGTGGGCACAGTTGCGTGCACAGTTTGCCAAACGTGGAATCGGTTTTTTTGGCTTTCGTGGCGTTGAACCGCATCACGATGGCACACCGCATTGGCACTTGCTGATGTATGTAAAACCTGAACATAAAGATGACGTTATTCATCTATTCCGCAAGAAAGCGTTGGAATTAGATGGCGATGAATTTGGGGCGAAAAAATACCGTTTCAAAGTAGAAGAAATTGACCCAACCAAAGGTTCTGCTATTGGCTATGTGGCGAAATACATCGCCAAGAATATCTATGCAGGTAAGCAAGGCAAAGAAATGTCCGATGAAGTAGAAAATCTGACATTACTTGAAAACGTGCAACGTGTCAGTGCATGGGCAAATCTTTGGGGCATTCGCCAATTCCAGTTTTACGGTACACCATCAATTTCGACGTGGCGTGAACTTCGCAAAATTGATGATGCCATGGCAGCCGTTGCGGACGATGAAGTATTGGATATTGGTCGCACGGTGGCTGATGTGAGTTGTTTTGGTAGTTATTTAAAAGTGCAAGGTGGCACAATGACAAAACGTTGTGATCAACCAATTTGTATTGAGTATGAGGAATGCAAACCGAATAAATACGGGGAGATTCGTAAGAAAATTGTGGGGGTAAAAAACAGATTCACAGAAAAGAAAATCATCACCAAATTAAAAAACTGGGTGATTAAATCAGCGAAAAGTGCGTTGGGTTCCACCGCGCTTAATTCGGAGTCCACCGAAACAAACAAGGCGCATCGCGCCGCTTGGACTTGTGTCAATAACTGTAACCGTTCAAAAATTGAACAACAAGCTAATTTATTGATGTTGCCTATTGGTTCGCCATTAAAACCGTCACAAATTGACCTTTTAATACGCCATGGAAGGTTACGGCTTAATGACTATCGGTGGATTTGTTGTGAAAACGATGAAGTTTTCATTAAAGAAGAAAAAATTCCGTTGGCTCAAGCCTTTGGTTGGGGCGAGAGCTTGGGGGATTTTCGGATAAATTAGTGTAAAAGTGAGGTGAATTATGAAAGCAAAACCAGTAAGACCAACAACAAAGCCTGTTTCTATGATGAAACAACAGAGAAAAATTATTCAGATCACTACATCGAATGCAATGAGCGAAAGCGGAAAAATAGAAACCCTTATCGCCTTATGTAACGACGGAACATTATGGCAAAGAAGCGTAGAAATTGATGATGTCAGAGTTTATGGCGGTGATTGGTTTCAAATTGAAAATGTTCCGCAGAATTAAGGAAAATACCATGACCAATATTCAGTTAATTGATGGTAAGCGATACGTGGTACTGGAGTGTGAATTTGCTAGAGAATGGCAAGTTGGGAGGGAAAGCCGAACAACCGTGACTTATAGTGAAGCAGAAGAAATCGCAGACCATTACAGAAAATATTTAAAAATTCCATCGGAGCGAATCCTAATTGTGGAAGTACCTAATGTGATTAAAGGTAGAGATTGAAAAGGAAAGAAAAATGGCAGAATTACAACAACTTATCAAAAACATTGAACAATGGGCAAAAGATCGCAATTTGATTGAAGGTTCTACACCGCAAAAACAATTTATTAAATTGATGGAAGAATTTGGTGAGCTATGCAGTGGCGTAGCAAAAAATGAACCTGATGTAATTAAGGATAGCATTGGGGATTGTTTTGTGGTGATGGTGATTTTGGCTAAGCAATTCAAGCGTGACGATTTGCTTTCCGATATGAGCTACATCGAAATTCACCCATCATTTCAAGGCGATATTGCTCGGAGTTTGATTGATACAAATGCATCTATGCAAGCATTTTTATTTGCATACGAACGCAAAGAACATGAAAAAGTGATGAATTTCTTTGGCTATACGGTGCTTGGGTTGGTTGAAGTGACTGATTATTATCATCTAGATATTGATGATTGCGTGCAAGCAGCTTGGGATGAAATCAAAGACAGAAAAGGGCGAATGATTGATGGTGTGTTTGTGAAAGAGGGGGATTTGTGATTACGGAGGAAAACACAACAAAATTCGAGCGCACTTTAACGATAAAGGAGGTAGCCAACCTCCTTAATTTAAGTTACAGCACTGTTTTCGCTCACCGTTTTAAATGGGGCTTTTTTCAAATGGAAGGTTCGAAAGCGTGGCGAGTTTTTAGGGAAGATCTTGACCGTTGTAGAAAAAGAAAAAATAATGTCATCCGATTGGTTGGATTGACTGATATAAAAAATGGAGGAAAAAATAAATGTCAATCTACAAGAGAGGAAGTACATATTGGCTCGATATTACAACACCGAGTGGCGAACGAATTAGACGAAGCGCTGGGACTGAAGTAAAGAAAAAGGCTCAAGAATTACACGATAAGATCAAAGCAGAATTATGGGATATGGCGCACCTTAACAAGAAACCGCCTAAACTCTTTGAAGAAGCATTGTTATTATTTGTGGAAGATGCCAAGTTGAAAAAGGATTTTGATACGAACCGCAGACACGCCATTTATTGGCGTTCTGTTTTTGGCGGTTGGAAATTGAGTGATATTACAGGCGAAGATATTATGACTAATTTGCCGACATACTCAACCACTCATAAAAAACCATTGTCGCCTTCGACAAAAAACCGCTATCGCACGTCCATTTTACGGGTGCTTTCACTGGCTTATAAAAATGGTTGGATTGATAGAATCCCTTATGTGAAAAAATTCGTTGAACCAAAAGTCCGCGTGCGTTGGATTACAAAAGAGCAAGCTACAACACTAATTTCAAATTTGAATTTAGCGTGGATGAAAAATGTTTGTTCTTTTGCTTTATTCACTGGAGCCCGTATGACAGAGATTTTATCAATGACATGGGATAAAGTGGATTTTGAACGTAGTATCGCAATTGTTTCAAATGATGTAGCAAAATCAGGTAAAGCAAGAGCATTACCGTTGAATAACACTGCTTTGGATTTATTGCAAAAATTATACCAAACTCGCCGCAGTGAATTTGTTTTTCATCGTGGTACTGATAAACAAATTGGGCGTATTGATTGGCATGATTTCCATCAAGCATTAGAAAAAAGTAATATTCACAATTTTCGCTTTCATGATTTACGCCATACTTGGGCAAGTTGGCATGTTCAAGCAGGTACACCGCTTTATACGTTAAAAGAAATGGGTGGTTGGGAAACATTAGAAATGGTAAAGAAATATGCACATTTAAATGCAGATCACATGATAGAGTTTGCGAACAATGTCACATTTACGCCACACGAAGACGATGATTTCTCACAAGAAAATTTTTACAATGTAGTAAATTATTGA